TTTTTTTTAAATTGTTATTTTAAAGCGTCTTGTCTGTGAAGATATGGACGCTTTTTTTTTATTTGCAAATCACAAAAATAAAATAATATGGAAAAGATGGAACTATTGACAATGTTAATGGAATCACATACCATTTTGTCCGAGATAGGAAAAACCGTATCGGATTATGTCGATTACATGGAATCAAGTTATAAAGGAACTTTGGATAAAGATGTTATCCTTGGGCTTATATGGAAGGATTTAGACATATAAGCAAAGAACTTTCTGCATTTAATGCATTTTCTGAGAGTGAACGGAGCGAAGAACGTAAAAGTAATAACTAAGAAATATGAAAGAATTGAATTTAAATCAAAAGTTGGCCATTTATAGATTGGCTAAGAAAGACATAATAAACAAGGAAGAGTATTTCATATGTAATGCTTTACTTAGGAATATGATTAACCTTGGATTAAAACCAAGATGTAGAGGTTTGAAATATATAGTATGTAGATATTTCACTGAATTATGGGAATATAAAAAAGAACATGATTTATGGGATTATATTTCATATGGATGGTTTGGAGATCCTAATAAGGAAGAGAATCAGCTTAAAAGGATAGAAGTATTAAATGAAATGATATTAAAACTAGAACAACATGAAAGAATATAAAGAAGGAGCTCCGTTTGAGGTAGAAATGCCAAACGGAGCAAAGATAAATGTTATGTTTATCAGAACTGATAAAATAAGTTGCAATGGATGTATATTTATAAATACGGATGGAATGTCATGTTGGAATTTCAAATGTACAAACGTAGAAAGAAAAGATAGATTAAATGGAATATATATAGGAGTGTAGGAATAAGCCATAGAGAACTGGCGGCGATCATTGCTCGGAACCAGCTGTGCTACGCGCGCGGTCGGCTTTTATGTGGAATAAAAAACATAATACCATGAAAAAGAAGGTAGACGAAAAAAGAACATTGAAATATGCTACAGCTTTTTATTTCAATAAATCAATTAAAACAAAATTCATGATAGGGAATAGAATGTATCAGCATATAGATACTGTCTATGATGAAAAAGAAGACGGTAGAGGATACAATACCTGTGAGATAGTTTATGATTACAAAGATCAGAAATACAGGGTGCTTGTAACCAACGATAGCATAGGAGATAAAGAAATAACAATACTAAACTCATAAATAGAATAAGGACATGGAATACAGAATAAATGAAATAAGAGAACAGGCACAACGTTTGTTGAATTTTTTGCGATTTAGCAGAAGAAGGCAAATACAACGAAGAAAGAATAAGGGAAACCGTGCACGATATATTGAATAGAATTAAGGAAATGCATTATAACATTAAAGATATAGAACACAAAAAGGAAGAACCTTTTTTATTTGAAACAAAAAAAGGAATTTTAAACAATATAAAATTCGTAGAAGGTGATTCGTTGCGTTGCGGAAAATGTGTATTAAGAAATACAAATTGCCTTAAATGCATAGATTACGAGAGAAAAGATGGAATGAATGGGTATTATGTATATGCTGATTCAGCAGAAGAATTAGCTAGAAAATATCTAGGAAAAGAAATAGACTACGATGAGCATAAAGGAATGGTAGTAGGATATAACAAAGATGACATAATACTATCATTCAGCGATGGATATGGATGGACAAATATTGAAGACAATAGACACAATAAATTATTGATTCAATCTGAATTAAACAAAGGTTTTTTATACGTGGATAAAAATATATTGTAACAATGGAAGATTATTATGAATTTTATTGGCAAGGAATGCCATATAGAGTTATAGGTGATTTATATTAGACAATAAGAGACGGGAGGACAACATATGAAGACTAAAGAGTACTTGAATTTGTATACTGATCAATTAAAAAATGTATCAGAATTTACCGATGAAGAATTTGAAAGAAAAAGAGATTTGTTAGATTTATTCTATTTCGCTCTTCTAAATACATTTAATGAAATGGAGATGAGGTCGAATCAACTAGGGATAGAAAATGTAATAGTTTTGGAAGATGAAAAATCCGTTACTTATGTTGTGGCTTTAGGTCGCCCTGGTTTGTTGATTGGAATGAGAGGAGAAACAATGGAATCTGTAATAAAGGAGTTAAAATATAGTATGAAACTGATTGGCATTTCAGAACAAAAGGAAATAAAAATAGATTTAGTGGAAACCTTGTCTAAATGGTCTGCTATCAGAAGGCTGGAAGAAATCGTTAATTTTTATTACCAATTTTAATATGGGAACAACAATAAGCAAAACAAAGGCGTGTATAATAGCTATATGCGCCTTTATTATTTTAGTGGGATTATTTGTGTATGATAATATACAGACAGATAGAGAAATAATGTTATCAATGGATGATGCGGTGTATGAGTATATTTACAACAAGCTAGGAGATGGATGTATGGATAGCCAGATTGTGTCCTATTATAATAGACATCGAAAAGAATGTATGGATATAGAATACCAAAATAGAATATCAGAATAAATGATCTGATAGTGATCGGCAGGAGGAACGCAATATGAATATAAATATCTTCAATAGAAATTTTGTTTCTAAATTAAGAGAAACATATGATGATTACAGAATAGCAGGTGCTATTATAAAGCAAGGGTATAGTGCTGATTATCCATATATAATGAATTTGTATGATAATGATTCATCAACTATCAAAAGTGTAAATGTACAAATAGGGATGATGATAGGTCCTTATGATACAGAGATAACCATAAAAGATGATTATGGTAAACATATATCAATGTTAATTACACAAAAAGTATAAACTTAAATGAAATTTTATTATGAGATTTATGCAGTCATGTTTTATTAGAAAAACACAAAAGAACTTAGAAAAGAATTAGGTAAATTAGGATATAAATTTGTCATATATGCTAGGGAAAAACAAGGAATAGCTACATCAACATCATCCATTATTGAAGATGGTGAAAGGAGTATCATATCCAGACAACCAACCGCGGCTATTATATGCGAAGACAGTTTCGATAGCAGCAACCATCACATCACATGGAACTGTGCTGGTAGGATTGATTGTGGGATAAATGAAGAAATGTTTTTGGCTTTAGCTGCATTAAGAGATGATTCTGATATACATCAATGGATGATTGTAACTGATTTTAAAGGAACACATTGGGTAAAAAGTGTAGAAGATATATTTACTGGGGATGTAGCGCATTCTATATGGAGAAAAGCAACAGTTGAAGACATTGTTAAACACTGGAAATTAACAACAATATAAAAACAAGAAGATATGAAAGCAAAAAGTATAGTTCTTTTGATAGTAGTTGTGATACTTGGTTATATATCGTTAGCAATAAACGCGGCTGAACATTTTATAGTATGGTTATTTGCTATTTTAGCGTTCGTCGCGGCTGTTTATAGATTCATTAAAAGCATGTAACCCAATGAAAGTTAAAGATATAGTATTATCAATAGGTATGATCGTATCCATTCTTATTATGTGGCAATGTGTATGTATAGATTCATATTGGTTCTTCTTATGGCTGGGAATTAGATCCATCAGTAAATACACATGATCTTTCAGTAATATACACTTGTAATGGTATAGAGGAATTGATAAATCTTTTTGATTGGAGTAAAGAAAGAAATTTCTCTTTAGTAGATGTTTATCTTTTTCATAAATACGGATCATAATGAGAATAAAAAGATCAGATGAGATAACCGTAAGAGTCTACGATAGAAATAAACAGTGTATATTATCTTTTGTAGACTCTGGATTCAGAAATATATCGAATGTGATAGCAGTGGCCAATGAGAAAACCGGCAGTCTGCTGCACAAGAAGCCTTTCGCCTACGAGCTGTCCAGGGTTTCCACTGGCGATCGTGATATTTACAATAACGTAGGATTAAAAATCGGATAGTGATCATGAAAAATATTTTTGGAAAATTATTAGGATTGGCTGCTTTGAGTATGTATGCAGCAAATGGAGAAAATTTATATGATGCACCAAAGAGGGCAGGAATGAAATTTAATCCAGATTATAAAGTGGATACATCTAAGAAAGAACTTAGAGAGTTTACTATAAAAGGTCATAAAGTCATGGCTTATTCCAAAAAGGATGCTATTAAAAGAATGAAACATAAATAATTTACAAGATATGAAAAAGATTGAAATTATAGATTATAAAAGTGCATATGACGAACTCCAACAAATGGATTATGACCAATTATATAAATTGCTAAAAGAATACGGGAATGCAATATGGTACGCTGATGAAGGTGAAGAAGAAATAACTAGTCAAGATTGTCCTATTATTACAGTAGAAATAGAAGGTTGTTATTTCTATCAAGATGTACAGGTGTTTGCCGCTCGTTTAGTTAATGATGAAGTAGTTTTAGAAGTATCGTCACAAGATTTGTGTGAAATATATAAAGTTAAGAACATAAAAGATAATGTAGCATATCATCATATATACTATATATCAGAATATTATGCTAACTTTTTAAATAGCAAAAATCATGACGCGAGATGAAGCAATGGAATCCATAAGGCAGGGTAAAGAGGTAACTCATAAATACCTTCAGCATTCAGAAACCAAGTCATTACGATTTAAAGATGGTAAGTTTTATGACAAAGAAGGATATTATTTGAATAGTTTTAGCGTAATGGTTCAATTGCAGCAGGCTTGCTATAATGAAGGATGGAGTATTGTAGAACATAAATGAAATAAACATGGAAACAACAAACAAATTAGAATATAAACACAAAAGGATTTATACAGAAGATGGAGAAGAACTTAAATTGGTAGTAAAAATATCATTGGGTGATGATTGTAAAAATAAGATATGTGATTGGAGTATAACTGCTGATATATATTGCAAAATGAATGAGCATTGGGTTTTCGGCGCAGGGGGTTGTTGTCATAAAGAGATAGAAAAAGTATTTCCAGAGTTAGCAAAATTCATTCCATTACATCTAAGCAATCATTATGGTGCTCCATTGTATCCTACTGGAAACGGTATATACCACATAAAAAAGAGTGATAAGAAAGTAGCGATGGATTATTTGCGCATATCGGAAGAGGAATATAATGAATTATCTAAGGCGGTAGATTACGAGTTGTATTTCAAATATTTGCTTTTTGATTTGGGAATAGTAGCCAGATGGAAGAAGGAATCAGATGAACTTATAGCGGAACTTGAACAATTATATAACGAGAAGTGGGTAAATCCATATAAACCAGAAGAAGAAAAGCATGCATTGGTGTTAACTAAAGAGGAATGTGATCTTATAGAGCAGCGTATAAGTGATGGATATTATTCTATAGAAAATATAAATAAACGGAAAGAAGAAGCTAAGAGGGAAAAGATTAATAAAAGGTATGGTGAAATATGTGAGGAATATGATAAAAAAATAGAAGCTCTTAAAAAAGAGAAGAATGTTTTTCTTAGTTTGTTAGATTGTGGTATAGCGGGTGATAATATAATATACTACGAAGGTTCAAAGAAGTTAGAATTTAACTGGTTGGGTTATAAAGATAAAATAACGAGGGAAGAATTTGATTATTTTGTCAACAATTGCGATAAATCAAAACTTCCAGAAGGAATTGTATTTGAATTTAAAGATATTAGATAAAGTAGTGTGATTATATTAGACAATAGATGTTGGTGGTATGTGAACATAGCCAACATCGCTTTTTTTTTAAAGGAGAGTAAAAAGCATGGAAATAAACAAAGAAAATATAGATAATACAATAGTTGATTTAAAGAAAGGAGAGATTCTTAAACTGGAAGTACCTCAAAACAAAGTACAGTACGTAAGGGAAAGAATAAAAAGAGCTGGAATATACGGAATTAGAATGTGCTTCATAAAGCTATATGATAATTTCTATCACCTAGAAAAAATAGAAGAAGGGGATGGTAAAAGATTTTTAAACAGGAGAAGACATGACAAGAAAAGAGTACAATGAACTAAAAAGATCGGCTAAAACAACGCCTGGGATTGTAGTGAATGAAAGTCATAATATGTTTATTGCATCAATCTTCCGTGGGGCAAAAGAAGTTGATGTGAAGGCAATAAATATAGTTGATAACTATAACAAGCGTTTAAAGTCAATTAATAAAATGAAAGAGAAAGCATATTCTTATAAGATGCGATAAAACGGTAATTAACGTAACATTAGTATAAAAATTTAATAATACACCCATATATGGTATTATTATTTAATAAATAAGGAATAATAAGCATCATGTATAAGTATTATTTATTTGATATATTTAATATAAACAACATAATATATAATATTAATATGAGCATATGGGTAACTAAGATTAGAGAAGAGATAGATGGGTTTCAAGTTGACATTATCATGAATGGAAAAACATGTTTGTTGAACGAAGAAACAAGGAAAATGATTTCAAAATCATTAAAAAAAGGAAAAAGGTCGGGTATTATGGGGGTGTACCAGCCAGACAGAGGAACACACATTTTGTCCAAGTGGAAGGTCCCTTTTGATAAGGTGGAAGTAGGGGATAAAATAAAGTTCAGCACATCTGGCAAATACAATCCTGGATACCAATCAACAAATACATATGATGGTGTGGTAGAAAAGATTGATGAACAAAGATGCATTGTGAAGTCAGATAAGAAAAAAGCATTTATTCCAATCAAGCATATAGAAGAAATATTATGAAAGAAAATGAAGTTTGGCTGTATATTCAAACGATATAAGATGAAAACAAGAAAAGAATACGAAAAATACTTGAACGGACTAAGCCCTGATAGTGACAGCGAGGAATGGATTATCGGCGGCAAAAATCGCTATAAATTCAGAGAAAATTATGGGACTATGTTGAAAAGATATGATCCTATTGGTTTCGAAGTAGGATTTAAAGAATGGAAAAATGAAGAGAACTAAGATATTTGTATCAGATATAGAATATGCTATTAGGAATGGAATGACATACATTCCAATAAGAAAAGATTCTGTATCTGATGCTATTATAACAGTAAGGTTTTTGTCTATGACAAAAGATGGTATGCATGTATATGTACCTGTAATTGATGATATTAATTCTACAGGAGAAATAGTATTGCTTAGAGAATGGAATATGAGTTCGCTGGTGGATTTCATAAACGAATTATTAGAAAAAAGATCTAAGGGTTTGTTGTTGAATTATTTAGAAGAAAAAGTAATAGATATTGTAGATGAATATATGTAGAATTAAAAAGAAATGAAATACCCCAAAGTAAAGAAAAAGCAGAAATTTGAAAGAGTTTGCTACAACTGTAAATACAATTATAAATGTGAGGAAAGATTTGTAAAAGAAGTTGTTTGTTGTAACAAATTCAAATTTAGCTCTTTATGTAAAAGTATATAATTAAAAAAAATAAGTTATCATGGAAGAACAATTAGTGTCGTTTGAAGTAGCTATACTTTTAAAACAAATAGGATTTAGCTATGAATGTGAAAGATATTATAATGAACCAGGCAGTTGGTTGTCTTTGAACAAATACAAAATAAATCATAACAGATATAATGAAGAATGCTCTGCTCCTTCTCAGGAAATGGCTAAGAAATTTATTAGAGAAGAATACAATCTCCACGTGGAAGTGTGGCGAAGCGCTGGCGGATGGGGATGGTGTATTGACAAAGCGGTCAACGGAACGGGCATAGCGGACAGTGGGGATGAAGGACCGAACGACAGTGGAACGTGGGACGAATATGAGGATGCACTGAATGACGGTCTGGCAAAAGCGTGTATGATAATCATAGACAATAAATAATAACATATTTTAAGTCACAATTATTTCAAAGAAATAGGATATAAATAATATTAAATAATATGAAAACATTAGAACAATTAAAAGGATTAACATCAAGATGTTTAGATGGTAGAGATTTTAGTAGATTATCTAATTTCATACCATACAATATGTTAAAGGATTTTGGTATAGAGCTTAAAGAAGAATATAATAATGAAGAAAAATGGAATGAACATGTAATTGAATTTACCAGAGAAAACATTTTGAAACAATTGAAAAGAGATGTAGAATTTGGTTTTGAAAAAGCATTAAATCAAAGAGGTATATCATCTGGATTAATGTTTAATTGTGTAATGCTTTGGAATTACATATTAGAAGAAGGTCTTGAAGACTGGGATGAAAGCAATTATGCAATGTATGGTCTTCCGCTATTTAAAGCTACGGCAGTAAAATATGGGTGGGATAACCCAATCGGGGAAGATGAAGGGTGTGAAAGTAAATATGATTCAAGATATTAAACAATATGGTGAGAACAATAGAAGTAATAGCTAGTAATGTAAACATAGAGCCATCATCTAATAGATCTGTTACTATTTCGTTTGAGATGTATGATTCATATATCTCAGATCTAATTAATGGCATACCTGAACCGCTAATCATGGATTGCTGGGATAAAAAAGAGATAGCACAATATCTTATTGATAATGGGTACGAAGTAAAAGAACTATAAAAATAAAATTAAAATGGATACGATTACATTAGGAAAAAAGAAAGTTATAGAAACATACATGAAAGCCAATAAAGAAGATAAGAAATTATTGGAAGCTATATTTGGGAAAGATTTATTTAATAATTCTGTTCAAGAACGTGTAAAAACATTCGAGGATGCTTGCAATGAATTGGGGGAAGGACATGATTTTGTAAGAGCATATAGAAATTGGGAGACTAATGGATTGAATAATCAACCAGATATAGAAGCTTACCTAAAATTGCGTATCATCGCCGCTGCATTAAACGAAGGTTGGGAGCCACAGTTTACGAAAGATGAATGGAGATATTTTCCTTACTTCGTATTCTATACCCAAGAAGAAATTGACAAGATGAGTGAAGAGACAAAAGCTCGTGTGGTTCGGCGGTCTGGAGACTATGCGGTTGCGTACGGTGGAGTCGCTTATGCTTATGCGTATAGCGACTCTTCGGACACGTATGCGGGCAGCGGGTCGCGGCTTGCCTTCAGATCGCGTGAGTTGGCTGAGTACGCCGGTAAGCAGTTTGTAGACATTTGTGCGGATTTTGTTTGGAAATAAAGGAAAGATATGGAACTAAAAGATTATACGACAGAAGAATTGAGGCAAGAGTTAAAAAGAAGAACCAAAGAAAATAAGGAATCAAAACAAAGTATGGTAAAATCTGAAAATCATTGGATTTTGTTTCAAGGTGAAATATTATCTGTTTCATCAAAGGGTTTTAAATACAAAGTGGATTCGGATACTCTTGCCATGTGTGGATATAGTTGGATTAATAAAAGCAGGGATTTTGGTTTAGTAGCTAGTCTTTTTACGTATAAAGATAAACCTCAAATAGGGGATATTGTAGAAATGAGAGCAAGAAAATATACAGATGGAAGAATAGGTTATGTAGATTCCAAAATAACCAGAATTATTACCAAATATATTAAGCAATAAAAATAAGATATGGCTAGTTTAGAAAATATAATGCTACTCAAAAAGATAGCAGAAGAATACTGTGAAAAAAGAAGATACAGTATAGAGGGTAAATCAATAGAATTCTCTGATGAAAAATTAAAAGTTGCGGCTTTAGATGCTAATATGATAAGACATTCATTAGAAATTAAAATACACAATATTCTATCAGATGATATATCTATAGAAGATATGTGCGGATGTGAATATGTTAAGTCAAAAAACATATTTAAGAATTATCGTGAAATAGAAATATTTCGAGGAAAGGACTTCCAAGTAGAAACAAGTAATTTATGGATGGATGTATATAGCAAACTCCTACTTGAAGCCGGTAAGAGAAACATGGAAGAAAAAGGAGGGGTATGGCTAGACGTAGAAATGTATGTAGCAGAATTAGCAAACATGTATTGTGACTTTCATGATAAATATGATATAGATGAAATAGAAAAGTTTATAGAAGAAGAGTTAAAGTAATGGAGTACATAATTTTTAGGAGAGAGAGAATGCCTAAATCTAGGATTTTGGCATTCAAGCCTATTTATAGGACAGACAATAGTGGTCCTTATTTAAACCTGATAAAAGATAGAAAAATATGTATAGAGACATTTAATGCAAATGTTGAATTAACAGAGCAAGTTAGATATCTAAAAGAAGTATATAAGGACTTTGTAGAGTTGGGAGAATGGTTTTTAAGCAAGAATATCATTCGTTCTTATAAACCAAAGATAGATAAGAATAATGAAAGATATAGCATAATCATAAGCTCTCCATATATCAATGATTTCAGAATCAGATTCAAAACAGAAGATGATATGAATGATGCTTTATTGAAAATGGATGAAATGTTTAACGTAATTTGGTGAAGTGGAAGACAGAATATTAGAATTGCTGGAAGACAATAATAGAATGCTTAAAAGGATATTTGCTTATGTAGAGAAAGTAGAAGATCCTAAATGCATTGAACAAGAGCATCTAAGAGAGTTCTTGTTCAATGTAGGAGCTGACATGTTAGTTGAAATGATGGAACCAGAAGAAAGAAACGAATTGTATAACGCATTAAATAGAAAGTTATGAAAAGAATATATGATTTAACGCCAGAAGAAATATTGGCACTGAAAGATGATCAAATTAGGGATTATGTAAATAGAGAATTGTTTGAAAACAATATACCTATTTCGGTATTAACGTTATCAGTTAATGAGAACGTAGATCCTATAGCTCCGAAACCAGAAGGTTATTTCTTTAAAATAGGAGACCTTAATATAGGAGTTTATAATGCAGATGATGCAATGAAAATAAGTAAAGCTCTGGTAGATGGCAAAGCGTTTGGTGTAGATACAATATATTATGATGGAAGCTACCAATCTGTTTATAGAAAAACCAAAGCTATTGTCAATTTGTCTCCACAACAAATAGCATTATATACAAAAGAAGAGGTGGAAAGAATAAGTAAAATAAACAAAGAAACAACAGGAGGAAACGATTATAAAATCAAAAGAGATAAAGCTTTACAGATAGAATCAGATGTATATCGTTATATCCATAATGTAGAAGAAGAGTATGGATATAATGTAAAACTTTGCAAAATATTTGATGATTATCTCAAAATAGCAGATGGGAACAAAGAAATGGCATTAAAATTCTTGGAGCAAGCCTATAAATTCAATAATTATACAAAAGTGTTTATCATGAAAGAGAAGAATATGCCGATAGGGGTAGATGCAAATATTTAATATCTATTAGATTTAATTAAATAGATTTATGTATTAATGTAACTATCTTTGTCAAAAAGAAAAACAAGTCATGGAAGAAAATATAAAATTTGATCCAGAGGAAGTAAAAGATGCTACCACGAATGCTATCATTGCCATGCAAGGTTGCAAATTCGTGATAGCATCAATTGTTTCCGAAAAGGATAATAAAGTGATAATACACCACGAATGCTCCCAAAATCAACTAGCGTTAATCATAAAAGGAATGTTATCTATGAATAAAGTATTGATGCTGGATGTTGTGTCTTGGGGTAACGGGGTGTTGAACAAAGAGATAGAGAAAACCAAGAATAATAATTAAATTACAAAAGTAATATATTGGATTAAGTGAAATTGGTAGAAAAACATATTGTTAAAAATAATCGTTTTGAAGATATATGCTTAAAGTCAGGACTGTTATACAATTATGTATTGTATAATGTTCGACAGGGTATCTTCTCTGGTGATTATCTGAAAGAATATGAATTTTCAACCAAACTTTGCAAGGAAGACCAATTTGATTTTAGGAATTTACCATGTTCTGTGTCTCAGCAAGTGGTATCTCAGGTGTTTTTTTCTATAAGATCTTGGATTAGATTGAAGAAAGATTTTGAGAATAACCCTAGTAAATACAATGGTAATAGACCTCATCTTCCAAAATACAAGAAAGGTAAAAAACAGAACATGGTTGTTTTTACTAGATCTGCTTGTAGAATAAAAGATGATAATTATATTCATTTTGTTAATAATATTATAGATCCAATAAAAACGAATGTCAAAAAGAGCGAGTTAAAACAAGTGAGAATCATACCACAAGCTACATGCTATATGGTAGAAGTTATATATGAAAGAAAGGAATCGGATTATCAGTTAGATAAATCCAATTTCCTTTCGATTGATTTAGGATTAAATAATTTATGTTCATGTATTAGTGATGTAGATACAAATCCTTTCATTATCAACGGACGTGTTATTAAATCAGTGAATCAATGGTACAATAAGAAGAAAGCTAAATTGATGTCTTTTATCAGAAATAAAGGAACTTCAAATAGGATAAACAAAATAACATTATATAGAAATTTGTTTATAGAAGACAAACTTCATAAGATAAGCAGGTATATTGTTAATTTATGTATATCCAACAATATAGGTAAGATTATCATAGGATTAAACAAGGAATGGAAACAAGATATAAATATAGGTAAAAGAAATAACCAGCATTTTGTTTCAATTCCTCATTCTAAACTTATAGATAAGATTACATATAAAGCAAAATTACTTGGTATTGAAGTAATTGCACATGAGGAATCTTATACGTCTAAGGTTGATCATTTAGCTTTTGAATCTCTAAGCAAACATGATATTTACATAGGAAAACGAATAAAACGTGGATTATTTCAAAGCTCAATTGGTAAGTTATTGAATGCTGACATAAATGGAGCCATTGGAATAGCAAGGAAAGTAATCGGTGATTCATGTATTAATATAATAATCGGTAGTGGGTTAGCGTTTAACCCAGTTAGAGTAAATGTTTTGTGATATAAATACAAACTGTAACAAATAAAATTTTAAATTTTAACAACGTGAACAAGTGGTTTAAGGTAACTATCAAGGCTAGAAAAGAAAGACCTGATGGTAGAAAAGATGAAAAAGTAACGGATCAATATCTGTTTGATGGACTGTCTTACACAGAAGTTGAAGCGAGGGCTTTAGAGGAGTTGAAGCCTTATTACAAAACATTTGAAGTAAGTAAAATAGATCCTTTCAAAGTATCAGAGTTGTTCTTGAATACAAAAGGTGATAGATTTTACAAATGCAAAGTAAATTTCATCACATTAATAGAAAAGAAAGGAAAAGAGAAAAAGACTCCAGCATATATGATAGTAGAAGCCAGAGATCCAAAAGAAGCTGAAGCGAACCTAGCGGAAGGAATGAAGGGAACCATGTCAGAATGGAATCTGGAATCTATCGTAGAGACAAAGATACTAGATATCTTCAAATACGATTTGGAGAAAAAGTCTAAAGAATTAGAAGAAAAACAGTAAAAAAAATATACCCGCCGCCAGCGCCCCTTTTTGTGATTTTCCATGTTATTATTATGATTAGTATGTAATTTTATTCTGGTGGCGGGTTTTTTAAACAAAATATCATGAAAGATATAGTATCTAATTTCTTACTGGCAACATCAGCATTAATAGTAGGTACAGGAATAGGTGTAAATATTTGCTTCTGGGTTGTAGATTATCCTGAAAAGTGGATGAATACATATACAATGTGCGCAAGTATGGTATCCTTGATATTAACAATTATCTCAATATGGTTAAAAAGTACAAGTGCAAAAAGTGTGGCAAAGAAGTCCTGATACGGAGCAAAGGTCTTTGTCAGTATTGTAGGAGCAAAGAGTTGCCTTCTAAAGAAAAGAAAATGGTTACATCTAAAACATATAAGAAGAAAGTCGTGAATCCGGATTTATCCGGATTTTTTCGTTTAATGCTAGAGAAGTTAGAGGATAGCCGAATATCTTATACCGGCAAACCCATACATTTCCCTACGGTGTGTAATGTATGCCATATACTTCCCAAACGATTTTATAAATCGGTAGCAACAGAAGAGCAGAATATAATATTTCTTTCTGAGAGTGAACACACAAGATTCGATTATTTGCTTGATTGTTTAGAGTTTGATAAACTTGAACAAGAATTTCCAGGAGTATGGAAAATAGCATTAGGTAGGATAAAAGCTATGATGGAAGAAAATAAGATAAAAGAGTGTGGAAAATTAATATTAGAAATACAAGATAAATATTTTAAAAATGAAAGATAAAATAGATTATTTGCTTAGTATAGGTTTTAAACCTATGTCAGAAGATGAAAACAACGTTTTGTTTGTCAATAACGGATATGTTATATCAGTAGCGAATCCAGATCAAACATTAGAAGATGTTGTGGCAGAAGCAGAATATAGTTTAAAAAACGAAGATATTATAGAAAGAGAGGAACTTCCTTTTGATGGAGAAGAAGAAGATCCTTTTATATCTAACTCGGAGGCGGTAGAGCCACAATTCATCTGCGAGGAGTTGGATGCCATACCAACGCCGGTATTCCGTAGGCTGTCGCTGGATGGGAACAGGTACTACTATAGACTTCTGGAAGATGGAAGTGTAAAGATATATGCTTCGGGAACTAATTTGATAAATGATGGATATGCTGATAACAAAGATGCTTTGGCGCAATGGAAAGAATTGCAAAAACTGATGGGGCAGAATCCTAAAGATGTAACAGAGTATGCAGCGGATAAAGGTACTATCATGCACTTCCTTTATGAACAATACCTTAAAGGAAGAGATATGTATTTGAGACGTAGTTTTATCATTAAACTATTGGAAGAGTCAGATTTGAGGATATCTAAAAAGAATATGGATAGATTTAAATCAAGTGTAGACGATTTGGATGACATGATCGAAAGATTGGTAAGATTCGCTAAATTTTGCACCGATTACGAATTGAGACCGATGGCAATTGAAAAGATTCTTTCTTGTGAACAATATGATGTAGCTTCTCCGATTGATTTGATTGCTGAAATATATGAAGAAAAAACAGTAGAGGGATATTTTGGAGATGTATATCAAAAAGACACAAAAGACAAAAAGAAGGGAGATCCTAAGTTATCCAAGAAAAAAATAAAGGAGAAGAAAATAGTTATTATAGACTTTAAATCAGGTGATATGCACAATAGCCAGATTCTTCAACTTGAATTATATAGAAGAATGGTAAAGGAGTGGTATGATATTGATGTAGATGGTATATATAATTTTAGTCCAAAATCGGAATCCAGTAAGAAATACACATTTAGAGAAAGATCTGGAAGTAAAGAAATAAAGAAAGCCGATTGTGTATTTATGCAAGGCATGATAAACCATCAAAATAAAGAAAAGAAGTTCAAGACATATAAGGGGTGTTTGAATATAAAGAACTCATTCAAGGAAGAGGATTGCACAACCACATATGATATAGCGGAAGAATTGGCTAAACGATTTAAAAACGAATAATATGAAACTATTAAGAGAAAAAGTTATTTCTTTCGTTAAAGAGAACTTAGGAAAGGAAGTAAATGTAAAATCAATGTATAATATAGGAGGATTGGACTAATGAATTTAGTGGATTGTTATGTAAAGAAGGTTTTAAGTAAACCATATGAACGTCATGGACTATGGTGTGTAGATGTAGAATTTGATTCTTATGGTCACAGATCAGAGGGAACTATTTATGGTCTTACAAAAGAAGAGGCTGATAATGTAGATGTGGGATATAGATTTTTACGGTAATGGAAGATAATAAGGAAAAAACAATAAATGAAGCAATTATAAGAACATTTAGATTTCTTCATGGGAATGTCAGTCTATGCCCTAAGTGTAGAAATTATATGATAATAGATGGGTATAGATGTTTTGGTTGCGGATATGATATAACATCAAGTAATAATAACGAACATTAAAACATACAACATATGAAACTGAAAGTAGATTTAGACGATTTTTATCTGGATGAAGAAGATGATCTTGTTCCAGCTATTAAGGATTTTGTAGTAAATGAAGTAACTAGTACTATATGGGATAGAGTGGAAGAAAAAATAAAACAAAAGATATTGGATTTGTGTAATGAAAATATACAAAAAATAATTGATGAGAAGATAGAGATGTATCTAACTGAAATGTTAGATAAAGAAATGATTAAGAAAGATCGTTGGTCTGATGAGCTTGTTTCTTTACAAGAATATGTATTAACAGCATTTAATAAAGATTTCGATAATAATTATAAAAATACATTAGGAAGGATTGTAGAAGGTAAAACAAAAGATATTTGTGAAGAAATAAAGAAAAGATATGATTTATTATTTGCATCTCAGTTGATATCTAAAATGAATGATCAAAATATGTTGAAAGAAGATATTGCTAAATTGATATTAGATAAGCCATGAAAGTAAAATCAAGAAAAGGATCATTTTGTATTATTACACCAGCATTAGCAGTATGGTGGGGACAAAGTGGGTATAATGGAGGATATAGGTTCAGTGTATCCTTAATAGTGTTATGTTTTGAATTAGAGTTTTTATTCTTCAAAAAGAAAGAAAATGGCTGATTTTGTACAGCAAGGTCAAGTAGCTAGGTTCCAATTAGACAGAAGACCTGGAAGATCGAGATTAAAAATGAAATGTCCGTCTTGTGGTAAGGAGCGTTGCTTAACTCCTTATATAGATGTAAAGACAGGACAGCCAGTGGGAGATCAGTTCGGTCGCTGCGACCACGAACGCACGTGCGGATACGACAATCGTCCCACTGGAAAAGACGTAGGGGATAAGGAATTATGGGTATCAAACAACGATTGCCATAAAGCGTTTAGAGCACCTAATAAACCTGATGTAGCTAATTTTATTCCTTATGAAGAGTTTGCTAAAACCATAAATCCAAAAGGGGATAACAATACGCTTTTCCAGTTCCTATCTTTTTTATGGGGAAATGATAGAGTATCTGATATTTTTAGAAGATATAATATAGGTTCTATGGATTTATGGGGGTGGAGAGGATGTTCTATATTTTGGCAAGTGGATAAAGATTTCATTTGCCGGACAGGAAAGATAATGGAATTTTATATCAAGACAGATGAAAAACAGAGATGGGTTGATGTAAAAAGGGTAAAAGGAGATGATTATAGTCATGTAACTTTTTATCATTCCCTAAAAGGAAGAGATTTTGTTTTTAAACAATGTTTATTTGGAGAACATCTTCTTAATTTTTATCCTGAAGACAAGGTGGTAAATATAGTTGAGGCTGAAAAAACGGCTATTATATGTGCTATAAATAAACCAAATGAGTTGTTTTTAGCTACAGGAGGATTGCAAAACTTCAGACCAGAGGTTATGAGTGTTTTAAGGGGGCGTAAAATAAATGCTTTCCCAGACAAAGGAGATGCTAATAGGATTTGGAAAGAGAAGATATATAAATCTCTTCCTGGACTAAAGATAACGGTTTCGGATTATCTGCAAGGTTTAGATGATTTGAATGATGGAGATGATATAGCGGATTTGATTATTAAAAACAAAGTAAAAGCATTGTATGGTAGTATTAAGTGAGATAAAATTAACTTCTACCCATAAAGAAGATTTAGATGAAGTTATTAAATATTGTCTTAGGATTTGCAAAATGATGGGCAGAGATTGTAATAAGATGATATTTAGTAGGGATGGAGTAGACATAGAGATGAAAGAGGGAATGACGGAAGTTTCGTTGTTTAATGAGTTTATTAATAAAAGGAGGGAAGAGAGATGTTTTTAAATGAAGTATGGAGAGCTATATATATAGAATCCAAATCTAAGGTTTTAGAACAGGAATTAGAAGAACTTGGGATAAAAAATGAATTAGATTATCCAGATGAGAATAAGGAAAGACCTATTCTGTATGTAGGAAGAAATATAAATGATAATTTGTATTTTGCAAGATTATATGAAAAACATGTTTTAGAAAGATGTATTTTAGACGATGAACCTAATATGGAAATAAAATCAGAGGAAGATTTTTTGAAAAAAATAAAAGAAGAGTGTAAAGAATAGAACTCACAGAAAAGCAAAAAAGAATATTAGCTGGTGAAATATGCCCCTTATTGTGGTAGAGAAACACAGTAAATTAAAGATAGTATAAAAATGAAAACAATTATTATTTACAGTTCTATAGAAGAAGATTTACTTTTTTCTATAATAGAAGGAGATTATTCTCATTTGAACAAATGTTTTATAAACAGTGGGTTAGATTATAGAAAAGAGCGTGAAGCTTGTGACCTTCTTTATGATGAAGAAGGTAATTTCAAAATACCCATGTCTAATGATATGTCTCTTCTTGAATCTAAAAATTGGGACAAAGCGGCAATCATAACATTCTTACCATAAAAAGAAGTTATAATAAAATAGGAACCAAAAAAAAGAAAAACATGGCAAAAGCAATAGAAAATCATAAAGGATTTCTTGTACTGGAAATAAGTAGACAGGAAATGATTGATAAATGTGGTAGTCTGGGTATATGCGATTACTGTAATGGTCCAGCATCCAAAGGTTATTATGTAGCTGTTTTAAACAGATGGTATTGTCCGGCATGTTATAAGCATTTCATTAATACAGCTACGAGATATGAAGAAGATATACCTATAGAGAAAGCACATTATAAGCATTATTGTAAACTGTTTGGTGTAAAGTTGAAGGTTGAAAGTTGATTTACTATCTTTGCTAAGAAACTTAATACTTAGCAAAAATGGGTAGATCAACAGAATACTACAGAACACATCCTGAGGCTAGACGAAAAAAAGCAAAAAAGGATAAAGAGATAAATAAAAGGCCAGAGCAGAAAGCGAAGCGGAGGGAGTTAGGTCGCAAGAACTACGTCACCGACAAAGCCAAAGGTAAAAGCTATCGTAAGGGCAAAGACTTATGCCATACTTCTTCTGGACTTAGGTACAAATCGGTTAAGAGCAATAGAGGTTCTAAATCAGATACGAAAGGGGATAAGAATGCAAGGGGATGATATTAGATATATATTCAAGACATCTAAAGAGCTTATAGAGGAGGCTTATTACCAGATACAGAAATACCAAAAAAAAGAGTTTATACCTGCCAAAACAGGTTATTCTTATTTGGATGAAGCTATGATGGGAGGAGCCTTCCCTCAAAACGCTATGGCTATAGGCGCTAGACCTGGAGTTGGTAAGTCTTATGTAGGACAAATCATAACAGGTAATTTACTTAATCCTTTGATTAATCCACAAGCAAGCGATTATCTCCTTGTTAATTGTGAGTTTGAAATGAATCCTATGGATTTAGTTACTAGGGTTCTTAGTAGGAAGATGGGGAAACCTATCAGACATTTCTATGATACTCCTACTTCGGTAGAAGAAACTAAGATTAAAGAGATTTTAGAGCAAGAAAAAAGAAATAATATTGTATATATTCCTAAACCATGTAGCGTAGCTGATTTTAACAGGGCTATGATACACATATTGAGCAAGAACAGTAAAAAGAAATTGATTATAGTAAAAATAGATCACATAGCTTTAATTAAAAAAATGGGTGGAGATCCTAAAAGGGCTATGGATGATTTTGTGGCTGCTATAAACGAATTGAAATTAGCTTATTGGAATGTATTCTTTTTGGTTATATCCCAATTTAATAGAGATATAGAAGGAAGAAGATCACCAAAAGAGCATGCTCCTAGAATGAGTGATTTTTATCAATCTGACGAACTTGGTCAATTATGTTCTATTATGGTAGGATTAACAAATCCTAGGAGAATGGGATATGAAGAATATATGAGTTTTCCGGCTACATGGTATGGTAACTTAGATAGGTTTAAGCCAGCAAACAAAAAAACTACTTTTAGGACAGAGGGACTTTTGTTTCATCATATCTTAAAAGCAAGACAAGGAGGAATAGAATCTTTGGAAAACACGATATATCCAGAGGTAATGCCGGGGTTCGGGTATCTCTATGGCGAAGGAGGGGTGCGTTACATCAACACAGAGCGCCCACCGCAGGAGCCAAGGAGTTATACCCTGGAAGAGAATGATGAGGAATTTGATGATTCACCATATGATTGAAAAGCAATGAGAATAACATATGAAGAAAATGAATTACTGATACAAATAGTGGAAATGTTATCAGAGAATTATGAAGGAAATAGAGAGCGTATAATGCTTGCTAAATTAGCTGATAAATTCAAGATATATAAAGACTATAAGATCGGTATTCGTTTAAACAAAGACCAGAAAAAAAGATGCTTGGATCTTATAAGAGAGGCATCTAGGATTGTGGATGAATATAGAGGACTTAAAGGAGATATGAGTTTAATAAACGAGTATGATCGCCTAAAAAAAGAATCCTCGGCTGTATCTGATGCCATAGGTGATATAGAAGGACAGCTAAGGGCTGATGTAGATATAGCTAAAAAACAGTTAGATATTATTTTAGACAGAATAAAAGAAGATCTTATTGAAAATGAAGAAGCTAAAAGCCTATCTGAGGCAGATCGTAAAGCTAAAGTTGATCCAAGATACGAATCGGCTTTAGAAGACTATAGAGAATTTACTAAGATGACTAATGTTATGAGGAATAAGCTAAATACCATGAAAGATATTCATGATGACATTAGACAATCTGTATCTACTGCTAGAAATAGTATAATAAAAGAAGGGTATAATCAATAAAAATTAAACATCATGAGCCTAGATATTACGATAAAATTTAAAAACAAAGAATGTGAAGATGAATTTTGGAATGCAAATATCACACACAATATGGGGAAAATGGCAAGAGCTATACCAGTGGTGATAGATGGATTTGGATTTCAGACACTATATAATTATATATGGAGACCAGATGAGATGGGTAAGAAAGTTGACACAACAATAATGTCAAAAGCTTTAACAGAAGGAATAATTTCAATGATAAAAAACAGAAAAGAATTGATTCAATATAACCCAGAAAATGGATGGGGAGATTATGATACATTTCTTGAATGGATTATAGCATACAAGAATTTTTGTGAAGATAATCCTAAATGTGAAATAGAAGTAAGTAGATAACTAAAAAAACAACAAACCCAATGTATATAAATTTTGAACAATTTGTTTCATCAGGGTTAAGCCCTGATGATTTAATCAACTTATTGGCTATACGCCAAAAAGAAGATGTTATAATCCAATCAATTTCAGAAGATGATTTAAGTAAATACAATGAATTAGGATTCATTGAACAGCTTAAAAACGGTTCCATGAGGTTAACTAATAAAGGGACTTCGTTTATTAGTTTAATAGAAACACCGAGGCTAACAGATGAGATATTGGAGACTTTGAATGAAATGGTGTTAGTCTATGAGAGTAACGGGAAAGAAATGGGTGTAAGCAGACTAGAAGCCCAAAATAGGCTGTCCTGGTTTATGTGCAATACCAATTTCAAAAAGAGTTTGATAATAGACATAACAAAATCATATATACAGGATTCAGGAGAATATACATTGAGCTTATGTAACTTCATATGGAAACCACCATCAACGGCTTTTTCAGTTCATATGAATCTAAAAGATTCAAAGTTGTTTGATATAATATCTAAAAAATATGGATTCAACACAGATATTTATTTCAAAGACTCACAAAATGCGTTAATGAAATGGTTGTTTGCTGTATCCAGATTACCTAATCCGCCAGCTAAATCAAATGAAGATTGTTGGTTTACGGGAAATTCAAAGCAGGATAAAGAAAGATTAATTGGTATAAAAACATGTTTACTAAAAAAATTAAGAGAATGGAAAATTTGAGAGAAGATATAAAACAAAGAGTGATTTCTTTAATTGATGAATGGTCAATTAAAGAAGATGTTAATGAAGATGACGATTTATATAATGATCTTGGGTTTGATGATTTAGATTTTATGGGATTTGTCATAGGGTTGGAAAAAGAGTTTGGTATGTATCTACCTGACGAAGAAATTTATGACATTAATACACCAAAAGAATTTATAGATCTTATCTTTAAAGAATTAGAAAAATGAATGTATTATCATTATTTGACGGAATTAGCTGCGGTATGATAGCTCTGGAAAGAGCTGGGATAAAAGTAGATAAATACTATGCCAGCGAAATAAACGAGGACAGTATAGCAGTATCAAAGAAGAATTATCCTAATATAATCCAATTAGGAGATGTAAAAAATTGGGATAAATGGGATATAGAATGGAAGAATATTGATTTGGTGATAGGGGGTTCGCCGTGCCAAGATGTATCTTCGAGTGGAAATAGAATAGGTTTAGATGGAGAAAAATCATCTTTATATTACTACTATAGATTTATCCTTAACATGATAAAGAAATTCAATCCTAATGTAAAGTTCTTATTAGAGAACGTAAGGATGAAAAATGAATACAAGAACAAAATTTCTGAAGATTTAGGAGTAGAACCGATGATGATTGATTCTGCTTTGGTATCTGCTCAAAGCAGAAAAAGATTGTATTGGTTTAATTGGGATTGTGATTATCCTGAAGATAAGAATATTCTTGTACAATCTATATTAGAAACAGAAGGTGTTGTTAGAGAAAGGCATAGAGTAGATCATGCAATAAATATATTTGATGGGCCTGAATTAACAAAATCATTCTGTATTCAAAAAAGATATTATAAAGGAATATCAAAATACAGAAGAGAGTATTGCGCGGTACAAATGCCAGATGGATCTCATCGTCCTTTCTCTCCAATTGAATTAGAGAGATTACAGACCCTTCCAGACAACTACACAGCCGGGACGTGCCGAACGAAGCGGGGATCGTTGATCGGAGACGGTTGGACGGTTGATGTTATGGCACATATTTTTAAACATTTAAGTTAAAGCAATCATGACAGACGAACAATTTGTAATAAACAATACAATAACAATTAAAGAAAAGAGACTTACTTTCTTGAAAGTAGGAGATAAGGTTAAAATTGTTTCATCAGAAGGAGAAATCTTAGGTGAAGGAATCGTAGAAAGAGAAGTTAATAGCTATATAGTTGTTAATGGAGAGAAGTATTGGAAAAGAGGTATTGATGGTAAGCATAGGAAACGAACTAATTACCTAGAGTTTGTTATGAATCCTAAAGATGCTGAAGAATATAGAGTAAAAGACAAAAGATATGAAAAACGTAGAAGATAAGGCAAAAGATTATGTTAAAGAACATTTTGGAGATCCTTATGATTGTGAGCAATTAAGTATGTCAAAACATACTTTTTTCTATGAATTAAGACAAGCCTTCATAGCTGGTTATATTAAAAGAGAAGAGGAGGAGGAGAAATGAGAAAAATATACATAAACATTACAAATCATTGTGATGTATGTTGTCCATTCTGTTGTATGTCATCTGACAATAAAAAACAAACATTTATGATGTTTGATGCATTATATCATATTATAGGGGAGATTGAACAATCGCCTCTAATTGTTCAATTAGAGGGAGGAGAGCCAACGACACATCCACAATTATATTTGTTTCTGGAGTATATTGCTACATTACGAAAGGTAGAAGAAATTATTATTGATACTAACGCATTAACACTTGATAAGTGTATTGATAAAATTACAGATATTGCCATTAGAAATAAAAAAAACAATAACCATAAAACCATCATTTAATATCTATTTAGAAAGGATGTATGAAAAGAGCCATAATCATTCTTTTGTTGCCTATTTACAAAACATTATCTCAGCTTGCGAATTTATTGAGAATATCAAATTCAAAATTAATGTACGAGGATACAACAATGAAGAGTTGATGATACTTAAAAATAAGATGCCAAAAAAAGATACATGGAATATCAAATTTCCATTTGTTCAATTGTTATGGTAGAGCAATGAATGATAAAAATCTACCAGACTTGCATATTAATCAAATATATGATACATGGGGTTGTTATGCATCTGATGGTAAATATTTTGGGAATGATTTAAAAGCTAGAGCAATTCACGAATCTAAATTATTATAATAATGAACACATTGAAATTTCAAAATATACGAGAAAAAAGACAAGAATGCTTTAATGTTGATGAATATACATTTAATGATTTTGACTTTGAAGGCAAGAAACGTAGAGTATATTCAAATGTGAATCTAAGTATCTTCACGGATGATTATTGCAATGCTAACTGTAAATTTTGCGTGGCTCAACTTAGATTTGAAAATAAAGGGCAAATGTATAAAAAAGGCAGAATAACATCTGACGATGAATATTTTGATAGACTAGACTCAGTGCTTGAAAGATTAAGACCGATGAATCCCTCGATATCAATTACAGGAGGAGAACCAACGAAATCTCATAGGCTAGTACCTATATTGCAACTTATTGAAAAGTATGGATATAGAAAGAGAACACTAACAACAAATGGGTCTGGTTTGTTTGATATAATTGATGGTAAACCTATTATACAACATATTACAGAAAATCATTTTCAGCATCTTAATATTAGTAAAGCGCATTTTAATGAAGATATTAACAAGAAAATCATGCAATACGAAATTGGATATTGTAGTAACGAAGATATTGCTCGTATTGCTATGTTTGCAAAAGCGAATAATTTGCGTCCAAGGATGAGTTGTTTATTATTAAAGGAAGGTATAAACGATATTGATAGTATTATAAAATATCTTGATTTTTACCAAAATCTAGGAATTGATAATATAATCTTTCGTGAAACAATGGATTATGATGAAAAATCTATGAGTAATCATGTAAAAATGGAATATCTAAAAAAGAATAAAGTTTATCTTAATGATATATGGATGTATATAGATAAAGATTCTAGGTTTAAACCCATAAAACAATTGCTTGGATATTATTATTATGTTGAAATATATAAATACAAAATGGTAGATATGGTTAGTGAAAGTGCTAATCTTGTAAAATTATATGAACAAAAGAAAATTGCAGATGATGTAGTTTTTGAAATGATATTTCATCCAAACGGAAAGCTTAATGGAAGCTGGGTTGATAATGAGGATATATTATTTGATTATAAACAAAAACAATGAAAGTTCCAGAAACACATCTTCTATATAAAGAAATAAATGGAGATAAAAGATTGGCTGTTTCTTATTCTCAGATAGATACATTCCAGACATGTCCAATGAAATGGTATAAAACATACGTGGAGGGCATGCGGTCAACGGAGAAGCAGGAAGCTACATCGTATGGGACGGTTATTCATCAGACTCTGGAATATTTCTTTAACAACCACTGTTTGCCAAAAGGAGAAGATTTAGGACAAGCGATAAGTTATTTTGCATACAATGAGCAAATACCTTTTTCATCTCCAGAAAGCATGTTGACAGCGATGAGGCAATCAGGAGAGCTTTTGGCATGGTTAGTTGATTTATTCGAAAAAGATGAGTCTGGTAAATTCAAGAAACCTGATAGTGATCTTAATCCCTTCGAACAATTATTAAGAAGGGGAAAGGTGGTTGGAGTAGAAGAAGATTTTGTGCTTCCTTATAAACTTCCTAAACCAGTAGAGATAAATGGGGTTGTACATACCCAGGTATATATTATTGGTTCCGTTGATTTACATCTAGCTATAAAATATAAGGATAATATATATCATTATGTGATAGATTGGAAATCAGGGAAGGAAGTATTTGCTGACAAGAAGCTTAAATCAAATCTACAGCATCCAATTTATTCATTCTATATTTATCGGAAATATGGTCATGGATTACCCAAAATGTGCGTTTATTTCTTCACAAGGACAAGGCAATATCAAAAGGTTCTAGTAGATGAGAACAGAAAAAATGAAGCCATAAAAGACTTAAATGATGTATTTGGTAAGATGTATGACTTTGAGAATCATGCTATAGATTCTTTTTCCGCTTATGTGGAAAAAGGAGATAGATATGTGAGACAAAAAGCAGTACTAAAAGATAAACTATTAGCAAATCAAAAGCCATGTCCGAGCGCATTATGCTATTATTGCGATTTTGGACTACATAAGAAAAACTTATGTCCTTATTCATCGAATTGGGACCCATCTAAAAAACGAAAGAAATGAAAACATATTCAGATTTAAAAGAAATAAAGAAGATGTTTGATGAACATCCTTCTATTGTTGCCATGAGGAAAGATAAAGCCAAATATACAAGAATGGGGAATTATGTAATGGCAATTCAAACACAAGCTAAAATAGAGGAAGCGTGGAACTCTTTTATTGGCAATTTTGAGAAAACACAAGTTTCTTTTATGGATACTGTAAAGAAAATGAATGAAGAAGATCGTAGAAGAAGTATGATCAATTTATTTTCTCTTGTTATGATGGCAGACTGCTTTGATTTTATGCTGGCAGATATAAAGGAAACACTGAACAAATACGAGAAAGGAAGCGTATTAGACCAATTCGATGCAATGAATAGACTAAGCAAAGAATCGGCGAATCAAATTCGTTTCTTGTTAGATAAAACAGAATACTCTTTCAGCGAAGAATATGCTAATAATACAGATTTGTTGAGAGAAACTATAATGGAGAAAGTAGGAGAAGGAATGTATTCATCATATGAAGTGAAATAATCATAAATATGAACTGGATAACAATAAAAAGCAAAGAAGATTTACCTCCTGAAAGAATACAGGTAATAGTTAGAGGATCTTTAGGAACATATGATATTGCATTTGTTTTTAATGGTAAATGGATAACTAAAGCGGGTAAAATAACTCATTGGAGAAGATTAGATAAATTAAATATAGATAGAGAAATTATGGCATGGTTAGCGGTAGATAGAGATGGGACAGAATTATGTTTCTATGGTAAACCAGAAAGATATGAAGGAAAGGGAGAGTGGGTTTTAAATGAGCAAGACATGAAAGATGCTTATGTATTACCCAAAGGAGCCATAGAAAGATTTCTGGGTAGAAAAATAACATGGGCTGATGAGCCTATAGAAATTCATTGAAAATTAAGTAATAACTAAAAAAGTAGTATCATGGAAGAAGAAATAAAAACACTGATTCAGGATTTTGAACGAGATAAAGGGAAGAGGATATTTAGATACATATTGTCTGTATGTGAAGAAGACGAGTTGTTTGATTTTGATATAGAAATATATTATATAATAGCCAAAGATAAATTTGATTATTATTTAGTGTCAAACAGTAATAGAAATAAAATAATATCTATAGGTATAGATTGGTCTATAAATTCACCATATCAAATGAATGAAATAGATGTATATAACGATAAATACGTCAAAAGAATAGTATTAAATTTATTTACAGATAAGGATAAAGAAGATGCCATAAATATGATTAAAGAAAAATTTCATGAACATATAAACAAAAAAGAATGGTATCAGAGTAATGATTTTATAGAAAAATTTAATAAATCACTATGTATGATTTAAGACCATATCAAAAAAAAGCGTCTGATGCTGGGGTAAAGCACCTGCTGGGTAGGTCAAAGAAGCCTGGGGTAATAGTTGCGCCCACAGGATGTCATGGAAAGGGAGAATTAATATCTATGGCGGACGGAACGAAAAAGAAGGTGGAAGATATATGTGTAGGAGATAGGCTGATAGGCGATGATGGTACAAATAGAACTGTGCTTGAATTACATAGAGGTGTAGATGACATGTATAGAATTATTCCAATAAAAGGCAATCCATTCGTTGTAAACGGAGATCACATCATGTCGTTATATAAAACAAGAGAAGGTGATTCTCCAAACGAAAGACCTAGAATAGATCATATAACAGTAAAGGATTATATAAATACTAATAAACATTACAAGCATTTACATAAATTATATAAGCCTAATATTGTTAATTATGATAAGAATAATAGAGAGATAATACTTGATCCATATTTTATAGGAATATATTTAGGCGATGGTAGTTCGGCTGATGGATCTATAAGTATAACAACTATGAGAGAAGAAATAGTTGAATACTTGTATGAATTTGTAAAAGAGTATAATTTATATATAAGAATATCGGAAAAGAAAGGAGCAAGTAATAAAGCAAAATCATATTTTTTAAGTGGAGAAAAATGTAAAGGATGTAATCCTATAACAAATGAATTAAGAAGATTGGGTGTTTTTAAATGTACTGCTGGATATAAGTTTATTCCATTAATGTATTTAACATCATATAAAGAGAATAGACTTAAATTATTGGCTGGACTTTTAGATACAAATTCATATTATGATGGAAGTAAAAATGCATATGAATATTGCTCTAAATCATTCGTATTAGCAGACCAAATTGTAACATTATGTAGATCATTGGGATTATATGCAATGATAGGTAAGCCAAAGATAGTAAATGGAGAAACATATTACAGAATATTAATTACTGGTGATTTGGATACTGTTCCAACAAAAGTAGGTATAAGAAAAGGGAAAGAAAGAAAGCAGAAAAAAAATAATAGAGTTACAGGGTTTAGTGTAGAATATATAGGTAAAGGAGAATATTTTGGGTTTGAAGTAGACGGGAACCACTTATATTGTGATGGTCAACTATTTGTACATCACAATAGTGGTAAATCTGTTATAATTGGGGACATAGTTAAAAGACTAAACGCGCCCACTTTAATCCTTCAGCCATCTAAAGAGATATTGGAACAAAACTATAATAAGGCCATATCTTTTGGGATGTCACCTACCATATATTCTGCTTCATGTGGAGTGAAAGAATTGTCTGAACTTACTTTCGCTACTTTAAAGAGCGTGAAGAAAGATGTAGAGAGATTAAAGCAGATAGGAATAAAATTTTTGCTAATAGATGAAGCTCATGCCTCTTACTCTGCGGAAGAAGGATCTGAGTTCATGAAATTCATGAAAGAATTAGGTGATGTAAAGACATTAGGGTTTACAGCTACCCCTTGCAAATTGCATACCTATAGTTCTATGGTAGAAGGGAATTATTCTAAGTTGAATATATTAACAAAAGATGATCCCAGATATTTTCAAAAGATAGTCCATGTTACTCAAATAAAAGAATTAGTAGATGCAGGGTTCTGGTCAAAACTCAAATATGAGAGATGGGAGTTCGATAACAGCGCATTGGTATTAAATAGTACGGGAGCGGAATATACTGCTAATTCTATTTCTGCTACTATAGTAAAGATAGGATTAAATAATACTATTTATAAGCGCATAATGCAGCTACTAAACGAACGCAAGCATATTTTAGTAGCTATGGATTCAGTAGAGAACTGCAATAGGATAAGTGAATTTATGAATGCCAGAATGGGTAACATAACAGCAGTAGTATCTAATGAAACCAGTAAGAAAAAAAGAGAGAACATTATAGAAGATTTTAAATCCGGTAAGATAAGGGTAGTATTTAACTACTCAGCATTATCTACCGGATTTGATTTTCCTGAACTTGATTGTGTAGTTTTAGGAAGACCGACATTCTCATTCGCATATTTCTATCAAGTTATAGGGAGAGCCGTTCGTCCTCATCCAAGCAAAGAAGATGCGTTAATAGTTGATTGCTGTGACAATTATAGTAGATTCGGAAGAATAGAGGATTTATCAATAGAGGAGTTTCCTGGAAGAGGGTGGTGTATGTTCTCGAAAGATAAACTTATATCAGGTATTCCTATGGGGCATACGGTGATGAGATCGGAGTTGGTTCAACAAGCCAGAGAAAAAGGACTGTTAGTTCCGACCGTCAACGAAGATGGTAGGCGTTCGCACCCACTGGACAGTCAGATCATGTGGTTTGGTAAGTACGAAGGAATTATGTTTAAAAATATTCCTTTAAACTATTTTAAGTTTATAGTAGAGAACTTTGATATAAATTCGGAGAAAATACAAATGATAGTAAAATATTATAAGGAGATAATTCTATGAAAGGAGAAAATGAATATTATACATATGATACCGAAACAGGAGAGGTAGTGCCAAAATGCGATGATATATTACTTATAAAAATAAGTGATGTATCAGAGAAGATGAAAAAAATCCTACGGTTAAGATAGGTTGGATGAATTTTGGATTTACCCCAAAAGGTTCTTGGAACTGGTATGCAGATTATAATTATAGCACAAAAGATAGAAAAGCTATAATTATAGGTTTTGGGAAATCGTTAAATGAAAGATATAAGTTATCCATAAAAAGGGATTTGGATGAATATACAGTAATATCACAAAAAGGGTTTAGAGTATGAGCAAATACAGATATAAAACAGGAATAGATGACTTTGGGTATAAAGTATATTTAATCCAAGTCAAGAAGTTTTGGATTTGGTGGTATTATGATTTTTTCTATACAAGGGGAGCCATGATGGAACGTGCTGAACAATTGAAGAAAGAAGGACATAAAATTGTAGAGTAATATGAAAAAAAGATATTTTGTATTTACCATAAAAGGTAATAGTAAAGAGAGTACTCATTATGTAGAAGTAAAAAATGGAAGATGTGTTAGTGTTGGGGATATGGCTAAATATGCACTCGGTGATAGAAGCAGAAGGGATTTTGCTTTATTGTTTTTAATGGAATTATCAAAAAAAGATTTTGATGATTTAATAGAACGAAAAGATCGAAAGTTATAAGATAATTTTATGAAAAGATATTTTTTAATTTCTGTATTTATCGGAAATAATAGAACAACTTTTGCTATGGAAGTTGATGATTTTTTATCTTATAGAAAAATCAAAAAAGAAATAGAAGAACGTTATAGTATATCCGATCCAGAAGTATTTGTAAGTTTTTGTAAAGAAATGACAGAAGAAGATTATAAACATTGGTACTCATGAAAGCAGAAAAAGAATTTAAAGCAGAAGATAGCCTCAAATAATATATAGTATTGAATTATCAATATTGTGTATATCCATATAGGATCAGGTTATTAGCCTAAGTCTTGAAACAAAGACTACGTTATTAGAGAATGAAATAGTTACCTACAGATGTTTATCCAAGTCTGTAGCTCTAAGGTAAGTGATTAAACGTTGTTTGTATTTGGGACACAGTGTTGCTTATAAAAACCTCTAATAACATTGGCGATGGGTATATTACAGAGTGAGATATCTCTGACTTATGTTGAATAAACATTTTAATGGTTTGTAATAAATGGTATACGTACAGAACATAGATGGTAAACCTATGATGCCTACGACAAGGCACGGAAAGGTTAGACGGCTGCTTAAATCAAAGAAAGCGGTTGTCGTAAACCTATGTCCTTTTACCATCCGTTTGATGTACGAAACAACAAATTACAAACAGGAAGTTGTATTAGGCGTTGATGCAGGTACTAAACACATTGGTTTATCAGCTACAACGAAAAGCAAGGAACTTTACGCGAGTGAAGTTATTCTAAGAAGTGATATAACAGATCTTTTAGCAACAAGGCGTGAGTTAAGGAGTACAAGACGAAGCAGGTTGAGATATAGAAAACCCAGATTTAATAATCGTGTAAAATCGAAGAAAAAAAGGATGGATAGCTCCATCTGTATCTTATAAGGTAAATGCTCATATACGTGTTATTAATCAAGTTCATTATATTTTACCTATTTCTAAGATCATCATAGAAGTAGCTCAATTTGATACTCAGAAAATCAAAAATCCTGATATATCGGGAAAAGATTATCAAAGTGGAGATCAACTTGGATTTTGGAATGTACGAGAATATATTCTTTACCGTGATGGTCATAAATGCCAGCATTGTAAAGGGAAATCAAAAGATAATATTCTTAACGTTCATCACATAGAGTCAAGAAAAACAGGTGGTGATTCTCCATCTAATTTGATTACCTTGTGTGAGACTTGTCACAAAGAGTATCATAAAGGCAATATAGATTTGAAGATCAAACGTGGAAAGTCTCTTCGTGACGCTGCTGTTATGGGTATAATAAAATGGTTTCTTTACGATAAATTAAAATCCATTTATCCTAATGTTAATATGACATTTGGTTATATTACAAAATACAATAGGATCAATAACGGAATAGAGAAATCACATGTTTCTGATGCTTTTGTGATATCTAAGAATTTTTGTGCTAAAAGACTTGGATTTTATTATAAAAAGAAATTAGTTAGAAGACATAATCGTAAAATTCATAGAATTAAAATACAAAAGGGGGGGGGTAAAAAGAAATTAAATCAATCTCCTTTCAAAGTATTTGGTTTTAGGTTATTTGATAAGGTTATGTATCAAAACGATTGTTATTTCATATATGGTAGACGATTATCTGGTTGTTTTAACATTCGTGATATAGATGGTAAAAATGCCAAAGATGTATCATATAAGAAATTGGAATATATTGGCCATGGATTGACAAATATTATTAATTAAAAAAAATGATTAAGTTTTATGAACAAGAGCAGAAGGAAAAGAATATCTGATGTTATCAAGAAATTAAAAGAAATAATGGATGATATTCAGGAGATAAAGGACGAGGAAGAAGAGGCGTATGACAACCTTCCAGAGGGACTGAAGCTGGCGGACAAAGGAATACAGATGGAGGACAACGTTAGTTCCTTGGAAGGTTGTCATGATGATATAGAGAATGTGGTTTCAACTTTAAGTGAAATATCATGAGAGAAATAGATGAGCAGGACATCAATAAGGGAAGAGAATTATTGATGTCTCATGGTGAAATGAATAACATTGTAGTTCATGAACCGTCCAAAAGATATGGTTATATATTAGAAAACAATGTCAAAGACGCCAAAGACCTCAGCAGGAGATTAGTATTGTGGAGAGGTTTGTATGGAGATTTTGACATTTATTGTATGGAGAGAGATGAATTTTACTCTAAGTTCAAAGAGGCATTCACTGATGACAATGCAATTATAGCGTTAGTTAAATACTTTTATAGAGAAAGGAATTGAAATGATAACATCAATAAAAATAAATGACAACAAAAGGATGCCGTTTGGATATACATCCAGTATAAAGGCATTCAAAGACGGGTCCGAATTTACATTCTGCCCAGGAGTGAATGTGATTATAGGAAAAAATGGAAGCGGAAAGTCTACTCTCATTAACATCATTTCCATGTATATGTTATGCGAAAAATCTATGTGTTCAGAGGCGCCTATAGAAGCATTAGATTTCCCAGATATATTTGATGATGACAAAGTGCTTGACGGTATTGATATAAAAGCTGATTATACTGGAAAGGTATTTAGGCTTATGCCTCACATAGAGATGAATCAAGGTGACATATTGAACAATATTCACAATTTCAGCCTATTTATGAACGGGAATGGATGTTCATTTGGGGAAAAGAGCGTGTATTCAATAAATACTCTTTTTGATTTTATGTTCAAACAAAAAGAGTATAATTTCCCGATTAACAAACTAAAAGAACGAAGGGATGGGGTAAATGGGTTCTGGTCATCAAGGATTGACAGCCTCTTGGATTACTATAAAAAGAATCATATAGAGGCAACAGAAAAGAATTTTGAATACACAATACTCATGGATGAACCGGACAGAAATCTGGATATTGAAAACATAATGCAGATCTACGACATCTTATCATTTCATAAACCGAAAACGCAAATCATTGCCGCAATCCACAACCCATCCCTTATTTACAAGTTAAGGGACCGGTCTTGCGTAAACTTCATAGAGATGTCTAAAGGATACCTGAACGACGTTATTTCTTTCATGAAAAAGTGACCGGCAAGTTGAAAGATGGATTATATTATTACTTATATGACATAAAAACCGGGATTAATAAGACAAAGCATGGACTATATTATTAAAACACCTAATATATTAAATTATGAATAGTATGTTATTGACAGATGGATACAAACTAGATCACAGAAGACAGTATCCGGAAGGGACGGAATTTATTTACGCAAACTGGACCGCAAGATCGGATAAGCATTTTCCTATCCCTAAAAACAAACAGTTGGATGGATATGTGGTATTTGGAGTGCAATACCTGTGTGTCAAATACCTAATAGAAGAATTCAAGAAAAACTTCTTTGACAGAAGCGAGAAAGAGGTAGTAGAAGAATATGTTCGCTTCATGCAAAGATATATAGGATACAATAATGCGGCAACCATAGGGGTTCAGCATATTAAAAGCCTTCACCGGCTTGGATATCTTCCCATAGAAATACGGGCGCTCCCGGAAGGAACTGTATGTCCTATAGGCGTGCCATGTCTTACCATTACAAATACAGACAAGAATTTCTTCTGGTTGGTAAATTATTTAGAGACGCTTATCTCTTGTATATTGTGGCCTATGATGACATCGGCAACGATAGCCAGAGAATACAAGAAAGAATTGAAACGCCATTGCGGGAAGACGGGTATACCGATGAGTGATTTCATGATACACGATTTCAGTATGCGCGGAATGCATGGAGTAGAAAGCGCCATACTTAGTGGAATGGGTCATCTTTCCTGTTTTTCCGGAAGCGAATCATTGCCGGCTATAGAAGAGCTTAGAAAATACTACGATCCGGAATATAAGGAAACGATATCCACGATATTTGCCACCGAGCATTCCGTAGCTTGTTCGAATACAGACTTTGATGGGGATGAACCTTGCGATTTTGGCTATATAAAGAACATGTTAAATCTGTATAAAGACGGAATGTTTTCCATCGTGGCAGACACATATGATTTCTGGAGGTTCGTTGGGAATTATATTCCAAAGTATAAAGATGATATCATGAAAAGGAATGGTCGCGTAGTGATACGCCCGGACAGCGGAGTTCCAGAAGATATCATTTGTGGAGACAGAAGTGAGGTGATGGATATGTTCGAGGACAGCAAATATCGCTTTAGAAGAAGAGGAGCATACCCTTTACTGACAGATATATTTGGATGCGGTTTTACCGATAAGGGATACAAGGTGATGGACTATCACATCGGAATGATATATGGCGACGCTATCACCCTTGAAAGACAGGAAAAGATATACAAAAGGTTGGAGATGGACGGCATAAGCGCATCCAATCTGGTTCTTGGTGTCGGCAGCTACACTTACCTTGGAAGAGTAAGCAGGGATTCTTTAGGATTTGCACTAAAGACTACACATTGCACCATAAATGGTAAAGGGAAGGAGATATACAAGGATCCGAAGACTGTTTCCGGTATGCCGAAGAAATCTCTTAAAGGGTTGATAAACCTGTATGAAGAGGATGGAGTGATTGTTGCAAAAGACCAGCAAGAGCAAATAGACGACGACAGCCTTTTAAAAAAGGTATTTGTCGACGGGACTATCTCCAGACCATGCAATATTACAGAGATAAAGAAAAGAATTAACGACAGCTTATGAAACAATTTATATTTACAATAGGTCTTCCTGGAAGCGGGAAGACCACCTTCTTAAAAGAGAAAGGATATTCTGATATCATCAGTGCTGACGATATAAAGCTTACAATAAAGGCCCCGTTCTTATACGATATGAGTACGGAGGAAATCCACGAAAAATCCGTGCAAGAAGCTAGAAAAATGGCGTTTAAGAGGATAGAAAGAGGGGACGATATAATTGTGATGGATATGGGAGGCATCAACTCTAGTTATACATATTCGATAATAGAAAGGGCGCTGATTAATAAGTATGAGGTAAAAGCATACTTTATGGATACTCCAATAGACGTATGTATTGAAAGAATGAGTAAGAGGGGTAGGGTAGTCCCGGTTAGTGATGTGTACAGGAAGAATTGCAAATTGAATTCATCTATCATAGGCATAAAAGGTTTAGGTGTTAGCATTGAAACCGTCTCATACTTTACAAACAAATACCTGTTTCTTGATATGGATGGAACGATATGTTCCTACCAAAAGCCTCCCAGAGATATTGACGGTAATGTGGATTTTGTAAACAGTAAAATGTTTGAAAACGCCAGACCGGTAAAACATATCATAGAATGGACTAAGGGATGGGATGGCAAAGATAAATTCATATTGGGAGCCTGCCCAAATTCCATATCGATGGAAGAGAAGATGTTATGGCTTGAGAAAAACATGCATGATATCAAGCAGGGTAATGTGTATTTCGTGGGGAACAAAGATTACAAACATGTATTCTTGAAACATCTCATTCAAAAACTCAAATTAGACAAGAAGGACGTGTTGGTTGTAGACGACAATTACGGCATTATAGAGAACATGCTGAAGATCGGCGTGAATTGCATACATCCTTCAAACATTGATTCAATTGTGACATACTCCCATCGCTAAAGCGAACGGGATTCTTGGATACAAGCGTATGAAACCCCGATATTACTATCGCTGGAATTACTCATACTCTCCAATTCGGAAATGCCCTTCCGAAGTATATTTTTAGAAGCAAGAAAATCACGGTCGTTGATAGACCCGCATTTTGGACAACACCATGTGCGGTCCCTCAACGACAGATTTTTATTAACAAATCCACATTCACAAGTCTTTGATGAAGGATACCAACGATCTATCTGATGAACAGTGGTTCCATATTTGGTTGCTACGTACATCAGTTTATTAATAAATTCCGAATGAGATAAGTCACTTATTTTCTTACCCCACAAACGTTTCATGGATTCGATGTTAAGCGTTTCAAGGAAAATATAATCATATTGGTTACATAATTCGTGAGCTAATTTCCATTGAAAGTCATTACGTAAATCCCGAATCTTACGATACGTTTGTTGTAATTCAAATAACCTTCTCTTTCGGTTGTTAGATCCTCTTTGAGCTTTTGAAAGACGTTTGTTTTGCTTCTTAATCTTATTTTGAAATATCTTGAAAAACAAAGGAGAAACAACGTTGTTTCCGTCACTAGCTGTTAAATACGTTTTAAGTCCAAAATCTAATCCTACAGATGCACCATCATGTGTCTTTCTATAAGATTTTATTAGACAATGGTCAGTAACGATTATCAAGCTATATCGGCAACAAGTTTCTTTTGTTATTCTAACTTGCTTTACTTTCCCTTCGTAAGGACGGGAAAACGAAAACCTAAACCGTTTCTTACCTTTATTTATGGTGAATATATTACCATTTAGAGTATATCCACCTTGTTTAAAAACAAAGGAGTTAAAGCATTCAGCGCGTTTGAATTTAGGAGGTCGTTTCGCCAACTTTTTGAAGAATCGGTTATACGAAAAGTCTAACCGCTGTAGTATTTCTTGAACTGTTTGTGAATGAAGTAAATTTCTTTTAATTCGTTTAGCAAAGTGTTTTTGCATTTTCACGACAGGAATATATTTTCCAAACAGTTTGTAGAATCTACGTTGTAAAGCAAGTGCGTGATTCCATACAAAACAACATTCACGAAGCATCTTGTCAAGATACTTCGTTTTATTGGAACGATATATATTGTACTTATATGAAATCATTTTAATTATATTTACGACACAAATATAATAATATATTGTTATATTTGCAAGAAAAAAAA